TCGGGCGTTCGATCCTGACGACAAGACACAAGCGCCACGGCTTGCAAGGTGGAGACACTTGTTAGACGGTGAAACGCGCTAAGGTTTTTAGTGAACGCCGACGACACGCCGCGGTTGCACCTGTCGCCACCTTCGATCAAACGAACGTGACATAGGAGAACCCCTTTATGAAACTCTTAGATCAACTGATCTCGGAGCGCGCCGAAATATCGGCGATGCAAACCGCTTTAGTGAACAGGGCAGCGGACGAAGTTCGCGACCTGACCGAAGATGAAGACAAAAACCTCGCAGACTTTCAAGACCGCGCCAGCACTCTTGACCGTCGAATCGAGGATCTACGACAAATGCAAGAGGCCACGCTTAAAGCTGACGCCATGAGAGCAGAGGTAAGAGCGTTGAACGCAGAAAACCCAACCGAAGAACCAGCCACCGGGCAGGCGGTCGTCAAAGAAGAACCGCTCACCTACCGGCAAGACAACCAAAAAGACGTGTCTTTCGTTAAAGACTTCATCGATAGCGTTGTCTCGAAGGATGTTGCAGCGTCGGAACGTATCCAACGCCATCAACAAGAAATGGTCCTCACCCGTGACGGCACAACGGCCAGTTTTGCCGGGCTCGTAGTTCCGCAATACTTGACAGACCTCGCTGCCCCGTTGGCTCGCGCAGGCCGTCCTTTTGCCGACCAATGCCGTAACCTTCCGCTGCCTGATTCTGGTATGACTCTTAACATTTCAAGAGTTACCACCGGATCAACAGCGGCAATACAAGCTACGGAGAATTCGGCCATCAGCGAAACCGACGTGGACGATACTCTGCTCACAAGCAACATCAGCACTATCGCCAGCGGTCAGCAGCTTTCAAGACAAGCTATGGAACGTGGCACCGGTATAGATGCGTTGGTAACGGGCGACATGGCCTCGGCTATGTCAACCACCCTCGACAACCAGCTAATCAACGGTTCGGGGTCATCGGGGCAGCTTCTCGGCATTTCGCAGGTATCAGGCATTAACGGTGTCACTTATACCGACGCCAGCCCAACCGCAGCAGAGTTTTACAAAAAACTGCTCGACGCTATCCAGCAAATAAACAGCGGTATTTATCGGGCGCCGGACCTCATCGTCATGCACCCAAGACGCGCAGCTTGGTTAGCTTCAGAATCAGACGGGAACCAGAGGCCCTTGGTCGTGCCTGTGGCAAATGTTCCGCAGAACACCATCGGTACAGGGCCAGTGGCCGGTTACGGAAATACCGGGCTACAAATCGCCGGTATTCCTATCGTTACCGACGCGAATATCCGCACCGATTTGGGAGCTGGAACCGAAGACGCCGTCTATGTGGTGTCTCGCGGAGACATGCTGCTGTTCGAGGATGGCGACATGATGATGCGCATGGACGAGACCGCCGGACTTAACCTTACGCTTACGCTGGTTATGTACTCCTACGTCGGATTCGTGCCGGGCCGCTATCCCAAGGCAATTAGCGCCATCACTGGTACCGGCCTTATTGCACCGACCTTCTAGTAACTAGAGGGAATAACACCCGGTAGGGCGCCCGATCAACTAGGCGGTTGGGCGTCCTACTTGGATTAAGGAAACAATGTCCACACACGACGATTTATGGGAAAAGCAGGCACCTAGCAGGGTTCAAAAACCCGGCGACGTGGCCGAAAAAGCCCCAGCAAAAAAGAAAGCTCCGGCCAAGAAAACCGCAGCTAAGAAATAATGCCCACTTACACCAGCACCGCACTTGTGAAAGCCTCTTTAGGTATTCCTTCCGGTACAACGTCGGAAGACGCCTACATCGAGGACGCTATTGACGCCGCAGAAGACGAGATAAACAACTTTTGTGGTAGGACGTTTGTAGCGGACGGCAGCGCCACGGCGCGGGTTTATCAGCCGTCGAGTAACGTGCTGGTGTATACGGACGACTTTTATACGACCACTTCTCTGGTAGTTAAACAGGACGACAGTAACGACGGCACATACGACACGACGCTTACCATTACCAGCGACTTTATTGTCGTAGGTAATTCGGCGCCGTTTAACTGTATTCGTTCGGTTTCCGGCCCGTTTCCTCGTTACACAAGCGACCGCCCCACGGTTCAGGTAACGGCGAAATGGGGCTACCAGACTTCTGTTCCTTCAGCGGTAGCACAAGCGGCCTTAATCTTGTCGGCTCGCCTGTTTCAGCGCCGCAGCAGTCCTTTAGGCGTTATGGCTGGCGTTGTAAACGACTTTGGGCCAATCCGGGTATCTAGAATAGACCCTGACATTCAGCGCCTCTTATCGGGTTACAGGCGAATAGGCGTCGCATAGTGGCCGATTACGCCGCTATTAAGGACGGAATACAAACCCGTTTAGAAACGCTCTCCGGGCTGATTGTGGTATTCGACACTGTTCCCGATCGTCTCGTACCTCCGGCGGCGGTCGTGATACCTGGCAGTCCGCCCGTGGAATACAACATTTCTATGGGAGCTTCCACAAATGCGAGCCAGCTACAGCGGTTTAATTTTGAGATTCTGGTATTAGCGCAACGCTTTTACGCAGAAACAGCCCAAGACAAACTCGACGGCTACGTTTCGGGTTTGACAAGTGTCTATAACGCAATTGCCGGAGACACTACGCTAGGCGGTACAGCTTCCGACGCTCGAGTAATTAGAGTTGCGGACTATGGGCAGATAGTTGTCGGAGAAGGAGAATTCATGGGAATGCGATTAGATCTGGAGGTATACGCCGTATGAGTGATTATAAGATTAAGTCTGAAAACGTGACGTTCGGGAAAATAGGCGAAACAGTCACAGAAAAAGACCTCAATAAACTAGGTGTCAACATTGACGCTTTAGTAGAGGGCGGTCACTTGGCCGCTAGCCGGGCCACAACCAAAAAGGATGGTGAGTAATGGCCGCCTATATGATAAATAATGCTTCAGTTACCATAAACTCCGTTGACCTTTCATCAGCGGTAACTTCGGTAACGTTTAGCGAAGAAGCCGACCAACTCGAAACAACCGCTATGGGTGACGACAATCGAACCATGATTGGCGGTCTGAAATCAGGCACGATTGATCTTGAATTCAATCAGGATCTAGCGGCCAGTCAGGTTCAAGCCACGGTACGTCCGCTACTTGGGACAGTTACAACCGTTGTCGTTAAGAACTCGGCTGCAGCAACAGCGACAACGAACCCCCAGTGGACGTTTAGCGCTCTCGTAACCGAATGGCCGTCGATTAACGGAACAGTGGGCGAACTCGCCACCGCTTCGGTTTCGTGGCCAATAACCGGCGCAGTCGTACAAGCCACAAGCTAAACATAGGAGAAAATGATGCTGCGGGCACAAATCCAAGTCGTAGACAACCAAGGCGTTGTCCGGAAATACGACGGCACAGGGGCGCTATTTATAGCGTTCGAGCGAAAATTTAACGTATCTATCCTAGAAATGGGCGAAAGCCCACGACTGGAATACATTTACTGGCTCGGATATGAAGCGGCACGCCGTGTAGCACAACACGACGGCCTAGACTTCGATCAGTGGCTCGACGCCGGATATACGGTGGAATTCGAGGCCGACGAAACCCCTTTAGCCGAAGAAGCTACGCCTACCAGTTAGGGGTGCTAGCTCTCAACACCGGACAACCCTTGGATGTTTTATTAAACGCCGATTCTTTAGCACTCATGGGGCTACTAACTGCATGGAACGAGAAAGTTAAAGCGGAAGAAAAAGCAGCGAGGCAGGCCCGAAGCCGTGGCAAAACGAAATACCGGTAGATTAACCACAATAGAGATAAAGGGGTTAAAGCAAGCCCAACGCCTCATGGGTCGCATTGACGCCGATTTCAAGAAACGGTTTAAGGAAATCCACAAGGGCGCCGCCGACATTGTGGCCGACGAAGCACGCAGGCAAGCGCCGGTACGAAGCGGACGGCTCCGCAACGACATTAGGACCAGCGGCACCACAAAAGGCGGCGTAGTTCGGGTGGGACGTAAAAAGATTCCTTACGTGGGTCGCGTCCTTTTCGGTGATCCGGTCACGTTCAGAGACCGTTTGATGCGTCGAGCGCAGACCCGGCGAACACCTCAACCGTTTATCTATAAAGCCGCAGACATTCAATTTAGAAACGTTGTGGATTACTATGAAGACGAGTTAGAAGAAATATTGGACGACGCAATAGAGGCGGCGAACCGTGGCAGGTAAAAAAGCGTCAATATCTATGTTGATCGGGGGCGACGCCTCCGGTTTACGCAAAGCCACTAAGAACGCCACTAAGTCGTTAAACAACTTTTCTAAGTCAACAGCTAACGCAACGAAGAAAGTAGCGGCGTCTTTTGCGAAGATGACGGCTGGAATTAGCGTCGCTGCTGTAGGTCTGGGAGCTAAGGCCGTAGACCTGGCAAGCGACTTCGACGAGTCGATGTCGAAGACACAAGCCATATTTTTAGAAGCTTCCGACGGAATAATCGCCGCCGCAGATAAAGCAGCTACCGCCGTTGGATTATCGAAAGCAGAGTTTCTAGACGCCGCCTCAGGTTTCGGCGTGTTCGGCAAAGCCGCCAACCTATCCGGGGACGATCTAAGCACTTTTGCGGACAGTCTCGTAACAACCGCTGCAGACGTGGCGAGCTTTAACAACCTCAGTATGAGCGAAAGCGTCGAGAAACTTTCCGCTGGGCTACGTGGCAGTAATGAACCTTTGCAATCGATCGGCATTCTTATTAACGCCGCACAAGTCGAAGCCAAAGCGTTAGAGATGGGGTTAGGTGATCTAAACGGGGAAGTGTCCGAGGGTAACAAGATTCTGGCACGGCAAGCACTCATTATGGAAGCGTTGGGGAGCCAAGGTACCCTCGGAGATTTCGCTAAAACTTCTGGGGGACTTGCTAACCAGCAACGCATCTTGCAGGCTCGATTAAAGAACGTCGGAATTACCATCGGTACAGCGCTTTTACCGGTAGCAGCGAAACTAGCCGAAGGCGTGTCGAATTTGATAGCGCTGGGGGAGCGTTGGGCGCCTCAAATGGAACAGCTCCGCGACCGGGTGCGCGAGCTGGGCGAACAATGGATGCCGAAACTGGAAAAGGCGTTTAACGATGTTCGGGAAGCCGTCGAGCCGATAATTAGAAAGATCGTCGATTTCATTAGAACGAACCCTAAGCCGTTTATTATGGGCCTCGCTGCCGCCGTAGGGGTTGTCCTCGTCGGGGCGATAGGCGCCGCCGTGGTCGCTCTGGGCGGCATTATCTTTAGCGTTGGGGGACTCATTACCCTATTTGCTGCCGCTGTTACCGCTATAGCGTACTTTTGGCAAGAGTCCGAAACGTTCCGCTATGTCGTAACTCGAGTTTTTGAGGATGTTAAAGCGGTTGTTACCCCGATCATTGACGGAATACGGGAGGGGATAGAACACCTCATCGACGTATTTAGAGGCGTTATCGATTTCCTACGTGCCGTGTTTAAGGGCGATTTTGAAGCCGCTATGGACGCCATAGTAGACATTATGTGGGCTACCGGGCGGACGATACTTG